GACTATCAATCATGGAAACAAACGCTGCAACTAGACGAGCAAAGCTAGTCTATGACATTGCTTTGAAAATGCCTGAAGGGATTGAGCAACAAAGATTGCTTGCAAAAGCTGCTTCAATGATCACTGGCGAAGCAACTATTCCAGTGATGAAGAAAGCTGAATATTCAGCTCAACAAGTTGCTGAAAATATTGGGCATGGATTAACAGCTAATATGGTTGGACGAATTGCTAACAAGCTAAATTTGAAAGCTGAGCAACCGGGACAAAACAAATATGGCCGTTGGGCAAACAGTAAGTCTAAATATTCGAGCAAAGAAACACCGCAGTGGTTTTACTTTGACAAAGGGTTAAAAGCTATTAAGGAATACAAACTTCAGGAGGTTTAATTATGGAATACGACAATGTACGGGAAGCACTTGGATTCTTGATTGATGTCAATGAAGGTAATCGAAAAGATATGGATTTCAATGGCGAATTGCCGAGTTTTGAGGATTTGCAGGAAACTAACCGTGAAGCTCTTTACAACGTTGCTGATCTGTTAGGCATGAGCGATTTGTATTTAGAGAACTCAGCTAGCAAATAGAAAGGAAGATACAAATGAGAGAACAAAATAAAAAGGACAACTGTGTGGAAGCAATTGTCCCCGTAGATGGAAAAAGAAAAGAGCGAGTTAGTCTTTTGCTTCAGGATGCAATAAAAAGTCTTTTAAAGCAAGCCTAACTAAATTGTTGGTTCTTTCAATTTGAAGCAAATGCTCAAGATAATAACTCTTTTCCTCTTTTGAAGCGTTGGGTTTATCTTTTGCAACATCCGCGGCAATTCTAAGATAATTTTCTTTTGTGTCGAAAAGATTATCAAATCTATCAAGAAAGGCAGCATATTTTGCTTCGAATTCTTCATCGGTCATATCATTTCACCTCACTTTCTAGTGAGAATTATATACCAAAAATGAAAGGAAGATTTAAATGAAATTAACTATCGAAGGTAACACAGAGGAAATTAAAAATGTGCTCCAAGCTATTGGTGGTAGCAAGGAACACGAAGAAAACTATGTCGCTAATGGTAATGGAGCTTGGACATCAGCTTTTGCAAGCATATCAGATGCTAAAGAAACGGCGGATGAAGCCTTAACTAAAGCGAACGAAGCATTGGCTTCAACAAAATCAGAAAAAAGCAATAGCTATTTTTCTTCTGATAAAGGTACTTTTGTATCAGCAGTGGCTAATGAAAAAACATTAACTGTTGTTATAAATACAGCAACAGGAATAAAAACATACAAATTAATCAGAAACTAGCCAAAAAGTACCGTCATCTTCGAGCCGAAATTCTTTGTTGCTTTTAATTTCAACTTTAGAAGATGTGTTATGAGCCCAAATAGCAAGACCAGTTTCGTATAGGCTAAAAAACTCAACTTCATCATCTGTTTTTTTAATGATATAAGAAGTGAAATTTACATCATTACTATATCCGGTTTTGAGATTAAGTGTAGATGTGCCTCCGCCACTTGGAGCTTGGTTAAAGTACTCATATTTCAAATTAACTGATTTGTGCATATTGTTTCACCTCGATTATATTGGATTAACTAAATTATATTACAAAAATTTTATGAAAGGGGATGTAAATATGACCACATTTATTAATGAAAATGCAATAGCAGAACTAGTCAAAGAGCAAGTCAATAAGCTTACTGATCAGCAATTGCTAAGCAAACTTGACGGCATCACTTGGTCGACTGACCAGTTCCGCAAGACTTGCTGTGGTGGCAAAGATAGCGGCTGGGTTACCACTTTCATTCTGGACAAGTTTCTTAATGAAATTGATTATTTTCACGGCGGTTGGCTGATACGTGGCGGACGTGGAAAGGCAAATATTATTTTCGCTAAACCAGCTTGTGAGTGGATGGAAAAGAATCGTAACCGAATTGATTGGGAGGCGAAAATACCAAAATGACATTTATCTACTGGTTTATAACACTAATCATCGTCTACTTTATCGGTCGCTACGAGGGGAGGCATGAAAAAAGTTGATTGTATGGTTATGGCAAAATACTGAATTACCATTGTTTGCAATTCTAGGCGCTGTAATCGCAATTCTATGGCTATCTATGATATCTGCTAACTTGGCGTGTTGGCTGGTTAAAAAAATAGAAGCCTACGGCAATAGGCTTCAAATCAAATATTTCTTACGAAAATTATACCACAGAAAGGGTTGAAACAATGAAAAAACAAATTACAGTAGGGACAATTTTAAAAATGAAAACAACTGAAGAATTAAAAACGCTAAATACTATTTTAGCCTTAGAGGCAGCAAATCTTAAAGATCATCATCACTTAGAACAATTTGCTAAAAATGTAAGTTTTTTGGAAGAAGGTGAATGAAGTTGTCAGTAAAAATTAATAAGCTCGAAATTGAAAATGTAAAACGCGTTAAGGCAGTCAAGATGGAGCCTAGCCAAAACGGGTTAACTATCGTAGGTGGCAATAATAATCAGGGCAAGACAAGCGTACTTGATGCAATCGCTTGGGCTTTAGGTGGAAACAAGTACAAACCGTCAAAGGCAGAACGCGAAGGGTCAACTATCCCGCCAAGATTGCATATTGTAATGAATAACGGCTTAATCGTTGAACGTACTGGTAAGAATTCAAGCTTAAAAGTAATTGATCCGAATGGTGAAAAGGGTGGTCAACAATTACTAAACGATTTTGTTGAAGAGTTAGCTATCAACTTACCAAAGTTTATGGAATCAACGAATAAAGAAAAAGCACAGATTCTATTACGGATAATTGGCGTTGGCAGCAAATTATATGAATTAGAACAGCAAGAACAAGAAATCTACAATCAGCGACACACAATTGGTCAAATTGCTGATCAAAAAGGCAAGTTTGCAAAAGAACAACTTTATTATCCAGATGCGCCTAAGAAGTTAATTGATGTAGCTGATTTAATTAAGCAGCAACAGAACATCTTAGCTAAAAATGGTGAAAATGCTCGAAAACGTCAGCGTGTTAAGGAAATAAACGCACAATTTGAGCTTGAAAATCAACAAATTAAGCAACTTCAAGAGCAATTAGCTCAATTGCAAGCCAAACACGCTAAGACCGAAGCTGATCTACAAGTAGCTCAAAAAGATACTTTAAGTTTGCATGACGAATCGACAGCAGAACTTGAAGCTAATTTATCTCAAATTGATGATATTAATCGCAAAGTTAGAGCAAATCTTGATAAAGATAAAGCTGAAGATGATGCAAAGCAGTATACGGATCAGTACAACAAGTTATCTGAACAGCTTGAACAAGTTAGAAAAGACAAGTCTTCACTTTTGAGCAATGCAAAGTTACCTTTACCTGGATTGTCTGTTGAAGATGGAGAACTAACTTACAACGGTCAGAAGTGGGATAACATGAGCGGTTCGGACCAGCTAAAAGTGTCAACTGCGATTGTTCGTCAGCTGAAACCGGATTGCGGATTTGTCCTTTTAGACAAGCTTGAACAAATGGATCTAAATACTTTAAATCAATTCGGCGATTGGCTTAAAGAGCAAGACTTACAAGCGATTGCCACAAGAGTTTCAACTGGTGGAGAGTGTTCAATAATTATTGATGATGGCTATGTTAAAGAGCAAGAACAAACAATTGAGCAGCCTAAACCAGAATCATCCTGGGCTGGGAAAGGAGCATTTTAAATGAATATCACGAGTGGAATTGTACCAAAACCACAGAAAACAGTGATTTATGGCACGGAAGGTATCGGTAAAACAACTTTTGCTAGTCAATTTCCGGATCCGTTGTTTATTGACACGGAAGACTCAACGCTATATTTGAATGTTAAACGTTTTGACAAACCTACTAGCTGGGAAATGCTGTTACAACAAGTTGAATACGTCAAAGCAAACCGTCCATGTAAAACATTAGTAATTGACACTATGGACTGGGCTGAAGAATTGTGTAAGAAACATTTGATGCAAAAAAATGGTTGGAACGCAATTGACGCAACTGGATATGGAGCCAGATATGTTGCATTATCCGGAGAAATTGGGGGCTTGCTTAATAAGCTGAGTGAAGTAATTGAAGTAGGTATTAATGTTGTAATCACTGCACATGCTTGGTTGCGGAAAAAAGAAGAGCCTGACGAAATGGGGGCATACGATCGTTACGAATTAAAGCTAGAAAAGAAAACAGCACCGCTCGTTAAAGAATGGGCTGACATGGTATTGTTTGCCAATTACAAAACTCTAATTTTAACAGATGAAAAAACAAACAGCAAAAAGGCAACCGGTGGGCAACGCGTTATGTACACTACGCATCGACCAACGTGGGATGCAAAGAACCGTTTAGGTTTACCGGATGAATTACCTTTTGAATACTCACAAATTGCACAGGCTTTTATAAAAGCAACTACACCAGCAACACCAGCAACACCAGTTAGTGAATCAACTCAATCGGTGGAACCAAAAGATGCTGAAATAGCTGATCAAAATTTAGGGCCTATTCCGCCAGAGCAACCAGAACCAGTGCATCAACCTGATCCAGCACCAGAATTTACAGAAGAAATTCCAAGTTCTATTCCACAAAATATAGCTGATTTAATGAAGATTAATCATGTAACAGTTGATGAAATTGTCCAAACTATCTACAAAGGCGGATTTATGCCAGCAGATACACCTTTAGAGAACATTCCCGATGATTTGTGGGATTACTTAGCGACTAATTGGAATAACACTCTAGTATTTATCCAAGGAAATTTAAGAAAATAGGAGGAAATATTGATGAATAACAATGAAAATGAATTTTTAAACTGGGATGAAGGCTGGGTAGCTGAAGAAAGTGAATTCACATTACTGCCAGAAGGCAACTATCCATTTAAAGTAACAAATTTGGAACGCAAAATCTATTCTGGACAATCTGACAAAATCCCGAACGGTGCACCCTATGCAGAAGTTACTGTTGAAGTCGATGGAGGAGAAAAGGGAAAAACAACTGTCAAGGAACGTCTGTATTTGATGAAAAAATTTACTTGGAAATTAACTCAGTTCTTTAATTCAATTGGTCAAGTCCAAGAAATTGGGCAGCCATTTCAGCCCAAGTGGGGTCAAGTAATTGGCACTGTTGGACAAGCAAAGCTCGAAGTAAACAGCTATACAGGAAAAGATGGCAACAAAAAACAAAATAATCGTATTAGAGAGTTTTTAAAGCCTGCTGCTAATGCTGGTGTAGTCCAACAACAAACCTTCAATCAGGCACCAACACAACCTGTACAGCAGCCTACACCGCAACAATGGAATCAACCACAAGGACAACAAGGTGGCTTTCAACCAGGAGCATTTTAAAAGGGAGTGAGAACAATCGAACTAAGACCGTATCAGCAAGAATCGCGTGAAAAGGTTGAATCAGAATGGAAAAAAGGACGCAAAAAAACTTTGCTGGTGCTTCCAACGGGTACAGGTAAGACAATCGTGTTTGCCAAAATCATTGAAGATTGTGTCAGAGCAGGTGAACGTGTCTTAGTTTTAGCGCATCGAGGGGAACTACTGGAACAAGCTTCTGATAAATTAAAAAAAGCAACAGGCTTGAAAACTGCAACTGAAAAAGCAGAAGAAACAAGTTTGGGTAGCTTTTTTAGGGTAGTTGTTGGATCCGTCCAAACACTGCAGAGATCAAAAAGGTTGAATCAGTTTTCTAAAGATTACTTTGACACAATTGTAGTTGATGAAGCACATCATTGTATTTCAGATGGTTATCAACGAGTTCTTAATTACTTCGAAGATGCTAAAGTACTTGGAGTAACAGCCACTGCTGATCGAGGCGACCAACGTAATCTTGGCGAGTATTTTCAAAGTTTAGCGTATGAGTACAGTTTGCCGGCAGCAATCAAAGACGGCTATTTAACGCCAATCAAAGCACTGACCATTCCGCTTAGACTGGATATTTCTGGAGTTAAGCAGCAAGCCGGAGATTTTAGTACTAAGGAATTAGGCACGGTGTTAGATCCATACCTGGAGCAAATAGCTGATGAGATGGTAAAAAATTGCATGAATCGTAAAACAGTAGTGTTTTTACCACTAGTCAAAACATCAAAAAAGTTCACTGAAATCTTAAATCGACATGGATTTAAAGCAGCAGAAGTTGATGGTGAATCTGATGACCGCAAGCAAATATTAGCTGACTTTGAGAATGGTAAATACAACGTTTTATGTAACTCAATGTTACTAACAGAAGGCTGGGATTGCCCATCAGTTGATTGCATTATCGTTTTAAGACCAACAAAAGTTCGGGGACTTTATAGTCAGATGGTAGGGCGTGGGACTCGCCTAGCACCAGGGAAAAAAGAGTTACTACTACTGGATTTCTTATGGCATACCGAACGTTTGGACCTTTGCCACCCCGCACATTTGATTACCAAAAACAATGATGTAGCTAAGAAGATGACAGAAAACATCCAGGAATCTGCTGAGCCAGTGGATATTGAAGAAGCCGAAAAAGAAGCTGCAGAAGATGTAGTAGCAGAACGTGAAGAATCGCTTGCTAAACAATTGGCTGAGATGAAGCGTAGAAAACGTAAGCTAGTTGATCCATTACAGTTTGAAATGTCAATCCAAGACGAGGACCTTTCAAGTTATGTTCCAAGTTTCGGCTGGGAAATGGCTCCACCAAGCGACAAGCAGAAAAAAGCACTCGAAAAAATGGGTATCATGCCAGATGAAATTGATAATGCTGGGAAAGCTGATGTTTTATTAACTAGATTATCAATGAGACGTCAAGGTGGTTTAACAACGCCTAAGCAGATTCGATTTTTAGAGGGCCGAGGTTTCCAGCATGTGGGAACTTGGCAGTTTGAAAGTGCTAGCAAGATGATTAACAGAATCGCAGCAAATGGTTGGCGTACACCACAAGGCATCAAGCCTAGTGAATATAAACCAGAATCAAAAGTAACGGTATAGTCGTAAACGTTAAGGCGTTCAGTACGGTTCAAGTCCGTGCTGCGACATAGTTTGCAAACTAAATATTTTAAAAAGGAAGTGCATTGATGGAAAAATTCAATTTGTTAGATCCACTAAGTTCTGTAGATCCGGCAATACTTTCTTATCAAGAATGGTGTGATGTCGGGATGGCTTTGAAGCATGAAGGTTATTCTGTTGAGGATTGGGACAGTTGGAGCCGAAGCGATCCAGGACGATATCACGAAGGTGAATGTGAACGCAAATGGAATACTTTCAGAGGTACTAATACGCCAGTAACGGGTGCGACAATCACACAGATGGCAAAAAATAATGGTTGGCAACCACATGGAAATAGTTCAGATGGCGATGAGTTTATTGGTTGGAATGACAGCTTTGTAACTTCGATTGACAAAGATTATAAGATTATTGACCCAGATTATATTGGCGGTCGAGCAATTCAAGAACCAACTAATTGGAACCCAGCAGAACAAATTATCAATTACCTAAAATCATTGTTTGACATGGGAGAAGTAATTAGATTCGTTAACGATGCTTGGTATGACGAAAACAATGATAAATGGAAACCTGGAAACGGAGTTTATACGCAAACAGCTGGGACAATCATTGAAAAACTACAAAAGTCTAACGGAGACATTGGGGCGGTAATGGGTGACCCAGAACCCAAAGCAGGTGCTTGGATATGTGTTAATCCACTAGATGGTAAAGGAACGAAAAATAATAACGTTACGGATTATCGTTTTGTTTTAGTCGAAAGTGATTCGATGGAGCTAGAAAAGCAGAACGAATTACTGCGGAAACTGGAATTGCCAATTGCAACATTGACTTATTCGGGAAGTCGCAGCTTGCATGCAATTGTAAAAGTCGACGCAGTAAATTTACCACAGTACCAGGAACGCGTAGATCACTTATACAAGATTTTGGAAAAGAATGGTCTACGAGTTGATAAGCAAAACAAAAATCCAGCAAGACTTACTAGGCTGCCAGGCTTTCAACGCGGTGAAAAGAAG